TTTCGGAAAGTTCTTTGAGCAAACTTTCTTTATCAAGAACCCCGATTTCTGCGTAGAGTTGATCATAGTTAATTTGAAAGAATTCTGCAAAGCTTATAAATATTTGCATACTGGAATAACTTTTACTCTTAACTAATTCATCTTTGAAGTAATAATACATCTTCGACATGTCTCCCTTGTCAACTCTTTTTGGGTTTTTGTATTTTTGATAAAAAGGAGAATTTTGAAATAATTTATATAAATCTTCGTCTAATCTTTTTTCAGTTCGAACATCTATAAGATTGTCGGAGAGCTGATCGTCATATAATGATGCAACTCTATCATCAATTTTCATTGGAGCAGTAAATGCTTCGTAATCAATATCCCCAGTATTGTAAGAGTTATTGAGGATTTTATCTTCTCTCATAGGTTTAATTTCTTCGTCTTCGTTTCTAAAATCTATCATATTCGCTTATAATTTAGTAAGAGGGAATATGTATTTATCTCTTACTATCCTGGTATTAAATTCAAATTGTGGGTCCCCGGAATTTCATTTGGTTTTTCTACAATTCCTTGTTCATTTGCTTCGCTGCTTACTCGGGCATCAATCTTGGAAAAACTTGATCCAGGATGACCTCTGTGTTCTGTTTTTCTTGACCCCCTTAATAAAGTATTGAACATAAATTCGAGATCCTCAATTTGAGCTTCCATATCTTCTTCAATCCTGGAATATTTACGTTCAAAAGTAAATCTTTTTCGAGTATTCTCCATTCCAGAAACCCTATCGGCAAGATACTTAATATAGCATTCCCCTTTAGCTTTCATTTCCGGATTAACGACAATACCAAATAAACCATCAATTGTATGTAGCAAAGCTCCAGATTCTGAAACACTTGAGATGGTTAAATCTGTACTATCCCATCCAGTTCTGTTAGTTTGAGTAGCTGTAATAATAGCCCATTGTTCTTCCATTGCTACAGCTCTTAAATCTTCACTGATTTGTTTGATCTTCATATAAAGATTTTCTGTATTGGGGTTTCTCCAGTTCTTCATAATGTTGAGATAATCGACAAAGACATTCTCAAATTTATATCCTAAGATTTCTTCTGCTTTTTTAAGATAAGCTCTTAAGTCATTTGTGCTAAAAGTAGATGATGGGAATTCTTGAACATGGAAATTTCCAAGAGGTTTAAAGGAGGATTCTCTGATTCCATTGAATTTTTTTCTCATGAAATCTTGATCTTTAGCTACATCCCTATATTCCTGCATAGGAATTGAAAGCATATTGGATCCAATCCTCATGTTAACTATTTCTCT